TAAGCATTTGCAATGCTTTCAAAGATTTTAATGATACAAAAGTGTCAAATACCCGGATAAATTTTTAAAAAACTTGCATTTTTTTCTTGACAAATTATAAAACACAATGTATAATAAATATCGCAATGCATATGGCGAAGTAGCTCAGTTGGCTAGAGCATCCGGTTCATACCCGGCAGGTCGTAGGTTCGAATCCCACCTTCGCTACCAAAAATATAAAAATGACTAAAAATAAGATGTTTCAAGGGTTTTGAGACATCTTATTTTTTTCTTAGCCACTATTTAGCCACTCAGTTTAATATAGAATTTAATTTATTAACAGATTTATTCTTTGAAGTATAAGAAGAATGTAAATAAATTTGTGTAATGCTTATAGCAGAATGTCCCATTAATTCAGCTACGGTTTCAATATCAACACCTTTTGATAATAGCATAGAAGCATAGGTATGTCTAATAGAATGAAATTTTTTGTGTGGTATGTTACATTCTTTTAAAATTTTTGTCCATTTAGCAGATATATTTTTACCTTTTAAAGGGTTACCATTTGCATCACTAAATAATAATCCTTTTTTATTCTTTATTTTTGATAAAATATTAATCATCGTACTTGGAATTGGAACTGTTCTAAAAGAGTTTAAAGTTTTTGGAGTTTGAAAAATTGTTTCTATGTGTTTGGCATTTTCATTATCATATACATAAACTTCTTTAACACTTCTTTCCACTTTTAAAGTATTATCTTCTAAATTGATGTGCTTCCAGTCTAATGCTAGTAATTCACCTTGTCTTAAGCCAGTAGCCAAATCTAGTAAAAATAATAATTCAAAATCTGTACCTTTTAGATATTCCTTTATAATGTTTATTTCTGTTTCAGACAATATTTCAACTTCTTTTCTTTCGTTTTTTATAATTTCATTCTTGTTTCCTTTTATATTAACTTTTGTGCACGGATTTTTTAGAATATAGTCATTATCAATACACCAATTAAAAAATACTTTTAAAACTGTGTTTAAAGTATTTATTTGTGAATAAGAATAACCTTTTTTAGATAAATTATTATAAAATTTTTGTAAATGTATTGTTTTTATATTGATTAATTTGTTTCCTGCTATTTCAGACTCTTTTATGTAGTTTCTATATAAGCTTTCATATCTTTGAAATGTAGAAGGCTTTATTTTTGACGAATTATGAAGAAAGTCAAATAACCAGGTATGCATTAATTCAGCCAAAGTAAAATTTTCAAAATCAATTATTAATCCATTTTCAATATTATTAAGATATTCATTTGCTTTTTGTTCTGCTTCTTTTTTACTTTCACCATAAAAGTTTTTTAGGATTTTTTCGCCACTAGCAGTATGACCAACTACTTTTCTAATCCTGTAATATTCTTTTCCATTTATTTTTGAATTTGTTTTTTTAGCCACGATTTCCCTCCAAATAATAATTATATGCTTTTTTTACTAAATCTTCTGTGACTCCTAATTCTTCTGCAATTTGATAATAATAAGTATATCCTTTGTTTACGATTTCTTTTAATTTATAATATGGTATTAATGTTTTAAAAGCCCATTTGGTTGCTCTAAATTCTCTTTTTTCTATTTCATCTTTGGAATTGTTAGAATTATAAAAAGCATTGCAATAATAATGGCCGCAATTCTTCTGCTAATATGGTTTTTTCTTCGTTAGAATTGCCTATAATTGAATAATTAATTCCAATAGTATAATTATCACCTAAGCACCCAATAATGGCTTTATTTTTCATTTTAAAATCAATTACATCTATATTTTCTTTAGTTGCAATATCATACAATTTATTTAATTCCATTTTAGCCTCCACTAAAATCATTTGCTATATTTCTTTTTCATTTCTTTGTAAAATCTTAATGCATCTGCAATTTCTTCATCAGTAAGTCCTTCCATTTCTTTGTGATAAGCAAATTTAAATTCTTGCTCATCTTTGTCGTAGTTTCTAATATCAGATTTGCCCATGAGATAATCTAGTGTGCAATCAAAAATTTCTGACATTTTTAATTTTATATCATCTTTTGGAGTACTATATCCTGCTTCATAATTAGCGATAGCAGTATCATTTTTTAATCCTAATTTTTTTGATAAATCTTTTTGAGTCCAATTTCTTTCTAATCTCATTTGTTTTATTCTAATACTTGTTAAATTTAAATTATTATTTTCATTTTCCATATAATCACCTTTACAATATTCAATTTAATTGAATTATAACATATTTTTTTTTGATTGTAAATACCATAATCTCAATACTTTTGAACATTAACTACAAAAAAATTGAATTTTTTTTAAAAAAGTATTGACTTATTCAAAAAACTTGTATATAATCTGTTCAAGAAAGTTGAAGAAAAGAGGTGGAAGTGTTGAATAAATATGCTATATATGTAAATACTGAAGAATTAAAAAAAGCTAGATATAAGAGTAAAAAAAATTATGAAGATATGTCTACAGAAATGGGAATGAAGAGCCCAATTAGTTATTACAATATTGAAGTAGGAATTGTAGAACCTAAAATTAGTCAGATGATTAAAATATCAGAGATTTTAAAGAGACCAGTAACAAAATTTTTTAACTTTAAACTTCAAGAAAATTGAATAAAGAGAGGGCAAAAAAATGGAACAAGAATGGATTAGTCTAAATCAATTTATGAAACGAAACCATATAGGATACGAAACTGCACTAAGATTAATAAGCAGTGGAAAAGTAGAGTACGAAAAAACTGGAACAAATAAATATAAAATTAAGGTTTCTAAAAGTGAGCAAATTGATAAAACAATGGAAAAATTGATTAGAGAAAATGAAGAATTAAAATCCTACATAAGAACAATACAGAATATATCAAATCAAATAAAAGTTTAGAAAGAAGGTGAAAACAAATGAACTTAAAAGCAAATTATGAAAATTTATTAAGAACAAAATCAGAGTTAGAACAGTTACAAGAGAATTTGGATATTGCAAATAAAACTAAACTAAGCAATATAGCAAACAGAATAGAAATGACATTAATAGATTTAAGAATAGAAATGGAGGAAAACAAATGAAAAGAAGTTGGAAGAATTTTAAAATAGACAAAAACAAAGTTTATATGAGGTTAGGACAAGCAGTAGTATATAGCAGCTTATACATAGCAACAGTGGCATTTTCAGTATGGGGATTTTTACAAGGAATGACTTATTAGGAGGGAAAAAGAAATGATGAAGAATAAAAATAAAGAACTATCGCAAAAAGATAATTCTTTTAAATATTTTTGGAAATTAACATTAATTGCATTATTCTTTATTGGAATTAGTATTGTTTTTATTACATATATCATCAGAGTTTTCTTTAGAGTTTGAAATTTTAGTAAAAACAAAATGAATATATAGAATAAGAGAGATAAGACCAAATGCAAATGTAAATAAAAGCAATAGAGTCATAAAAGCATCAAACCAAGAAATATTCATAATAACAACCTCACTTTCGAGGGTATTATACATTATTATTAAAAATTTTACAAGAAAGGAGTTGAAAGAGATGTTTAGAAAAACAAAAGAACTACAAAGTTTAGTTGATGCAAGTAGAACAAATTTAAAAATTGCAGAAGACAAAATCAAAAAGATGAAAGAAAGTCAAGAAGAGTTAAGAAGTGAAATCGAAGAAGAGCATTTAGAAAATTACAGAAATCACAGAAAACTATTAGCAATAAGAAAAGTATTACAAGAGCAAGATTACAACAATATTGATAACTTAAAAAAGAAAATAACAACAATACTAGATAAAAAAGAACTAGTCGACCTACCAAAATCAAACTAGTTCAGAAACACTTAAATATATGAATCTATTGTTATTATAGCACTTTTAACAGTAGGAATCAAGAGGTGTAAAAATGGTTGTAAAAGATTTAAGTAATAGTTTTAATCCATGCCCAAAACGGGAAATGTAATCAAATAAAAAAACAGATAAACAAGCAAGTAAAAAGTACTATTAAAGAAAACCAAAAGAATCGGAACAAATGATGTAGTAACTGACTTTTGCATTATGCCGAAAAGCACAAAATATAGTACAAAAAGAACCAAAAAGTATTGCGAAAGACACGAGGCTTATTATTCAAGAGCATATAGAAATAAAAGTATTAAAGATGGCTTAATTGTATTCTTAACAGAAGAAGATCATCGAGGTACAAACGGAGTTCATGGAAAGAATGGCGATAAGTTAAATAGATATTTGAAGAAAGTAGCACAAAAGGCATGGATGGAATATTACAAAAAAACAAAAGAAGAATTTATTGAGAGATATGGGAAAAGTAATTTATAGGAGGCATACTATGGACATACCAAATTATTATGCAATAATACCAGCAAAAATAAGATACGATAAAGAATTAATGGCAAATGCCAAATTACTATATGGAGAAATTACAGCGTTATGTAATGACAAAGGTATTTGCTGGGCAAGAAATGAATATTTTGCAGACTTATATGATGTAAGTAATGAAACAATATCACGTTGGATAAGTCAATTAAATAAAAAGAAATATATAAAAGTTAAAATGTTTTACAAAAAAGACAGTAAAGAGATAGATAAACGAATAATTTCTATTAACCAATACCCTATTGACGAAAACGTCAATACCTATTGTCAAGAAAATCAAAGCAATACCATATTGACGAAAACGTCAATACCCTATATTCAAAAAAATCAAGGGGGTATTGATAAAAACATCAAAGAGAATATTACAAGTATTAATAATAAAGAAAAAGAAGAAAGAAATTTTCAAAGTGAGTTAAAAGATGTTATTGAATTTTACGAGAACAATATTACTCTAATAACATCATTTATTTCAGAGGATATGGAGAAATATCTAAAATCAGGACTGTATGCAGATTTAATTATTGAAGCAATGAAAGAAGCGGTTTCTAGAAATAAAAGAAATTGGAAATATATTACTGGAATATTAAATGACTGCATAAACAACCAAGTGTATACAGCAAAACAATTTAAAATCAGACAAGAAGAATTTAAATCAAATAAAACACAAACACATCAAAGTAATAAAACAAAAGAAAAAATTGAATACAAGGAAGTAGAGTTGACAGAAGAACAGTATAACAAAATGATGAACGAAAGAGGTAAAAAATATGAATGATGAAGAAATAGAAAAAGCAGTATTATTTTATATCATTTTCAAAAATGAACTATTTGATTTATCAGAAAAAGATTTCACAAATCAATGCAATAAAAAAATAATAAATGCAATAAATGAATTAAAAGCAAAAAAAGAAGAAATTAGTATGCTAACAATACAAAGCAAAATAGATAGTGATTCAAGTAAAGTTTTAAAATACTTAAGCGAATTAGGAAATTACATATACAAAACAAATGCACAAACGGCATATGAGATGTTAAAAGATAAAACCAAAAAACGCGAATTACTAGAACTAGCCAAAAATATTCAAAAAGAGATAGAACAAATTGAAGATGTTGATGTTTATCTAGAGAAGAGCATATCAGAAATACAAAAGATAGAGTTTCAAACAGAAAAAGAAGAAAATTTTGTGGATGAAGTAGCAAAAACGGCAACAAAGATTGAACAAAACATTAACAAAAAACAAGATTATAGTTATTATACAGGTTTCTTCGATTTGGATGACTTAACAGATGGTTTGCACAAGGGTGAACTTACAATAATTGGAGCAAGACCACGGAGTTGGAAAAACAACATTTTCTTTACAGATAGCAGAGCATATATCTAAAAAGCAGAAAAATGTAACTTATGTATGTCTAGAAATGTCAACAGAACAAATGATTCAAAAAATGTTAGCCAAAGAAGCAAGAGTTAATTCAAGAAAGATAAGGAATGGTGATTTAACATCAGAAGAGATAGATAAAATTGGAATTGCGTGTGCAGAAGTCTGCGATTTGAAAATGAGTATATTAACAAAAATAAGAACAATTCAACAGATAGAAATTGTAGCAAGAAGAATGAAAAACAGAGGAAAACTAGATTTGTTGATTATAGATTACTTACAACTAGTTAGAAGCAATGCTAAATTTCAAAGTAGAGAGCAAGAAGTTGCAGACATATCAAGAACGTTAAAACTTTTAAGCATAGAGTTAGAAATACCGATTATTGCACTTTGTCAGTTAAATAGAAATGCAAGCAGAAACGAACCAACACTGGCAGATATAAGAGAAAGCGGTTCTATTGAACAAGATGCAGACAATGTAATATTTTTATATCAAGAAGATGAAGAGAATAACATAGTAACAGTTGATTTACAAAAGCAAAGAGCGGGAAACATCGGAAAATCAAGATTAAAATTTAATAAAATTAATAGTGAATTTGTTAATTTAGAAAGGTAACTTATGAAAAAGATAATAAAAGAAACAGAATTAAAAAATGCAAATAACATAGAAAAATGTAAATTGATATTACAAATCATAAAAGGACAAGCAATTTACACAAAAGGAGGATAAAAAGTGGACAATATAACAAAAGAAACAAGAAAAGAAAGTTATAAAAAACTTGAATTGAAAAAGAAAAGCAAATTGATATATGACAACTTAGACGGAGAATACACAGCAAGAGAATTAGCAAATAAATTGTATAAGAAGCGGTTTAACAAGAACGGCAGAAAGACAAGAAACAGCACCGCGATTAACTGAATTAGTAGAGTACGATTTAGTAGAAGTAGTCGGCAAGAAATTTGATTCAATAAGTAACTGTAAAGTAGCAGTATATAAAAGAAAAGGAGATTTTAAAGATGCTAAAAATATTTAAAAAAATAAAGTATAAAATTGAAGAAAAGATATTGAAATGTATTCAAGAAGAAAAGATGTTAGAAAATACTCTAAAAGACACAACTGAATTTTCAAGAATTGTAAACAGACCAAATGAAGGGGAAATAGTTAAAATTGACAATATAAAAATACTAAAAATGTTTAAAAGACCAAATAAAGAAAAAATTAATAAAAGAAGAGAATATTATTTAGATCATAAATATTTTAGAAGTATGATAGTTTTGAATAACAATAATTATTTGCTTGATGGCTATACAACATATTTACTAGCAAAAGAAATGAAATTTGATTACATAACAGTATTAAGAGAAAAATAAAATAATTGAACGGAAGGAACATAAGAGACGATAGAAGTAAACGAATATGTGAGAACAAATAAAGGAAATATAGGAAAGGTAGTTGAAATAAGATTAGGATTTAACAAAGATACACAATTATATCAAAATGTATATATGTTAGATAATGGATTATGGACGATTTTAGAATATATAGTAAAACAAAATAAAGAAATTACAAAAGTATTAAATTTAGCAAATCAAATGCTAGAAGAAATGGGGGATAAATAATGAAAAAGAATTTTAAAAGAATAATATCAAGTTTATTAGTAGTTTTTATAGGGATATGTTTAATATTGCCAACAAATGTATATGGAAGAGCTCATACATCAGTGCATAGCTCAACACATACATCAGTACATAGTTCAGTTAAAGCAAGTACACCTAGTACAACAACTAAATCAAGTTCAAGTAGTGTTAAAGCAAGTACACCGACAAGTAGTAGTAAATCATCAAGTGTAAGTTCATCAACACCTAAAACAACAACAAGTTCAAGTACAGGAAAAACTTATACAACAACTAAAAGTGAAACAGGAAGAACAACAGTAAATCACGAAACTGTAAAACCAAAAGAAAGTACAACAATAGTAAATAACAATCCAACATATTATACTAATTATTCAACACAGCCAAGTTATTCATTAAGTAATAGTATATTTAATTATTATATGTTAAGTGAAATTTTTAAAGATAAAGACAAAGAAAAAGACAAAGTTAGTGAACAAGATATAGTTAAAGCATTAGAAGAAAAAGGATATTCAAAAGAAGAAATTGACAAAATTTTAGATGAAGCAAAAACAGAGGAAAATGAAAACAAACCATTTTATGATGGATGGAAATGGTATAACTGGACAATCTTTATCGGAATTATATCAATATTAACTATTGGACTAATAGCGTTAATAGTTTTTATATGTTCTTTATAGGAGAAGAAAATGAAAATAAGAGAAAAATTATATAGAGTAGTAGAAAAAGATACAGAATATTTTGAGTGGTATGACATTATGATGCTTATTTGTATATGGGTAAGCATCGTTCCACTAATATTTAAAGAACAAAATAAATTTACTTATGTAATAACTATAATAACAACTTTGATATTTGTAATAGACTATATTTTAAGATGGATAACATCAGATTATAGGCTAAAAAAAGGAGTAATTAGTTTTATAAAATATCCAATAACATTTTCGGCAATATTTGATTTAACAATTATAATTTCGTGTTTTAGTGAATTTTATAATAACCCAATTCTAACATTATTTAGTACATTTAGAATTTTAATGATTGCTAAAACATTAAGGTATTCTAAAAAATTTAAAATAATAAAAAATGTAGTAGAAAAAAATAAAGATATTTTAAAAGTTGTATGTGGATTTACAATAGGATTTATATTCGTAAGTGCATTAATAATGTTTCAATTTGAAGGACAAAGTTTTAATAATTTTTTTGAAGCAATATATTGGAGTACAACTGTTTTAACAACCGTTGGATATGGTGATATATGTCCTAAAACAGAAATAGGTAAATTAATAAGTATAATATCAAGTTTAGTAGGAATAGCATTTGTAGCTTTGCCAACTGGAATTATAACAACAGGATTTGTTGAAGAATTAAATAAAGAGAAAGAGGTAGATAATAATGAAAAAATTAACAAAAATTAAAATATTATGGGATAGGTTTTTTAATAATATTGTGAAAGTAGATAACATAGAAAAAGTGGAAGAAGGATTAAGTAGACAAAAAGAGGCTTTAAAAAAACTTAATGAAAGTTATTATAATGCAAAAGGTACTTTAGATACATATAAAGATGAATTAGAGAAAAATGAAAATAATTTAAAGAGATTAGATAGATGTTTTGATATATGTAAAACGAAAAATGACAAAAAAGGTGCAAAACAAGTATATGATGAAACAAATACTACAAAACAAAGAATATCAGTATTAAAAGAACAAATAGCAAAACAACAATTAATAGTAGAAAGATTTTTAGAAGCTAAAGAAAAATATGAAAATGGAATAAGAAACTTACAAAATAATTTAGAAACAATGAAATCAAAAGACAGATTTAGTAAAGCAGTAAAAGAATATAATGAAAACTTTGGAGAGTTTGAAGAATTTAATATTGATGATATTCAAAGAGATATTGATAATGAATTTAATGCAAGTAATGCAAAATTAGAAGAACAATCAGATACATTAGATTTAGATGAAATAGAGAACACAAGTAATTTTGAAGAATTGTGGGGTAAAGAATAATGGAAGAATATAAATATAAAGAAGAGTATGATGATATGGTAAAAGAATATAACAACTTTAAAAAAATATATGAAATATTAAAAATATCAGTTAAAGAGATTCAAAAAAGTATGGGAAAAAATGATACAATATCATACTTTTGCATAATCACAAATGAAGAAAAAACATATATTACATTTTATGAGGAAGATGGAACACAACTAATACAAGTAGAAGCTCAAAAAGATTATAAAAACTTTTTTGAATTATTTGATACTGAACTTATAAGAGAAGCAGATGTTGAAAGACCTCAAAATGATGGATATAAATACCGTGGATTTATATTTAATTATAATGAAGAACCATATTTTATAAAACAAATATTATTTGATGAAATTAAATTCGAAAATACTGATTTAATAAAAGAGATAAAAGATGAACTAGAATATTATAAAGACAAAATTATAACAAAAAAGAATGAAGTTTTTGATTATACAGAAACAAATAATATATTAAATCAATATAAATTTGAGGAGGACTAATAAATGGAAGAATATCATAAAATACAAACAATCCTAACAAAAGAAATTTATATGGCTAATTGCTATAAAGTAGGAGGAGAATAATGGGATTAGATATACAAATAAAAGGATTAAGTCGAGAAGATACATATCATGCAGGATATATAAAATTTGCAAATTATAGAATTAAAGTAGCAAAAGCATTTAATAAAACAATAGGAGAAATTTATGAAAAGCCTTATTTAAATTGTGGATATAAATTTTCAGAAAATGATTTAAAACAGTGGAATAAAATTCTCCCAGATGAAAATTTTGCAATGAATAAGTTTTTATGGCATAGTGATTGCGATGGAAAATTTACGCCAAAAGAATGTAAAGAAATTTATGATATATTAAAAAAATTGAATGTAGAAGAAACATATTATAGTTATAAATATACAATGCATGAGTTATGGTTAAATATGTTCAAATATTGTTATAAACATAGAGTGAATATGTGGTTTTATTAAAATAAAGTAGGAGGAGAATAGATTTGTTAAAAATAAGAGATGATGTAGATTTAAAAGAACTTGAAAAATACGGTTTTAAAATGGAAATGTGCATATATGAAAAATGGTATAAAACGATAGGGTATACAATAGATAAAGACAGAATAATACATAAACTAAAAGATATGGGATTTTATACCGAAGAACGTAAAATGGCAAAACAAGATATTCAAAGATTAGGAATATCAGATTTAGTAGTAAAGGAGTAAATAAAATATGAATGAAGAGATTATAAAAGTATTAGACGAATTAGGAAAAAGATTCGGAATAGTAATAGATTGGAGCAATCAAAATATAATTCCATATTTGCAAGAATTATTGAAAAGGTTTATATGTTATCGAAATATAACAGCGTGTGTGGAGATAATAATATCAATAGCAATGACAATAGGTGGAATTGTAATGTTTAAGTTTTTAAACAAATGGAAAAAAAGCGACAATTACAATAAAAGTTATTGTAGTGATGATGATATGTTAGCTGTACTGGGATATATATTTTCAATATGTATAATAACATCAGGAATAGTATTAATAATTGGAAATGTACTTGGAATTGCAAAAAATATATGTATGCCAGAGATGGTAGTATACGAATACATAAAAAATATTCAATAGAGAGGAGTAAATAAGATATGAAAGTTAAAGAATTGATAGAAAAATTGAAATTAGAAGATGAGGATGCAGAAGTTATACTAAGTGCTGATGAGGAAGGAAATTATTATAGTCCACTTGAAGGAACATTAGGATTTGGCAAAGGTTATTACATTCCAAATAATACTTGGAGTGGAGAATTTTTAAATCAAGAATATATAAATGATGAAAATGAACTTGAAGGAGAAATATATGAAAATAACAAAGACATAGCACAAAAATGTATAGTTTTATTTCCAATAAATTAAGAGAGGAGTGATACATAGTGAAAGAAAAATTTGATATGATTTTCTACCCTAGCACAATAGAACAATTAAATTTAATACTAAATAAATTGACTGAAAATCCAGATTATATAGCAAAGATAGGAAATATAGAAATTGGATTAGCACATAAAACAGAAAATAGTCAAACGTTTTATATACATAGAGATATTAATTAGGAGGTGTTTTAAGTGAAAGAAAATAGTATAGGAGAAACAATAAAACAATTAAAATTAATGTTAAAAGTTCGTAAAGAACAAAAAGAAATAATAGAATGTGCTGGAGGAAGTTGTATAAATTGTGATCCAGACATCAAGGCTTTAAGTGAAAGCATAGATATTTTATCAGATTATAAAAGAGTATTAAAAGAGAATGAAGAATTAAAAAAATTCCATATACAAGATAATAAACATTTGGATTTTATAATGCAGCATTGTATTCCAGTTCAAAAAGTAAAAGACAAGATAGAAGAATTACAAAAGGGTCCACTAAAAATAAATGAGAACAATAAATATTATTATGAAACAGAAGCATATAACAAGATAATTATTCAAGTTTTACAAGAACTACTAGAAGGGAGAAAATAAAATGAACGGAAATGATAATGGGTTCATAAAAAATAGAAATAAAGAAAAACAAAGACAAAATAATGTAAGAGAATATCAAAGAAAGTTCTTAAATAAAAAAATGAAAAGAGGATAAATAATAAGAAAGTAGAGGAATTAGGATGGATGAAATAATAAAAGAAATTTTATATTATACGGTATTAATATTTGGCTCAACAACATTAATATGTTTAATAATTACAGGAATGATAAAAAGCATATTTATATTACTAGACCATTTAAAAATGACTAACACATTAAGAAAAGCAATAAAGTTATATATAAAAACAAATAGACAAACCACAAAAATAGTGAAGGCAGATGCAGGTATAGCATTTAAAAGCAAGGAGGACTAACATATGCTTAGATACGAAAATAGAAAAACTAATTCTTTAATCAATATACCAGAAGAGATAAATTTATCTAATATAGAAGATTATACATATTTAATAAAAATGATGATTTATAATGATGAAAAAATTATAAAAAACAAAATGCAGCAGTTAGTTAATTGCTTAGAACAAATAAAAAACAGGAGGACTAACATATGACAAAAGAACAAGCAATAGAAGCTTTAAAAGAGCATAAAAGACAAATAGATAAAAAATATATTAATACAAGAAATTCAAAAGCAATAGAAACAGTATTATCTATGCTAGAAGAACAAGACAAGACAATTGATTTAATGGCTGAAACAATTAATAATCATGATATAGACGAAGACATTTGCAAACAAATGGGACAAAAAGAAAATTGCAATGAATTTGAAGATAAAGAAAAATGCAAAGAGTGTATAAAACAATATTTTGAAAATAAAGCAAAAGAGGTGAAGTAATGGAAGGAAATAATCAAGAATATATAAGTGTAGTATTTGCTTTAAAAGCACCAAACGATTCTCGAAAAAGCACTATAAATACAATAGTTTTATTATTGAGAGATATAGTCGATATGGAAGAATGGCAGGAATGGGAAGACTTAGATACGCTTATATTAAATGATAGAATAGAACAAATCAAAAGAGAATTAGATAATCTTAAAATAGTTAAATAGAAGTTAATTAATAAATTATACTACATCTAAAGAGTTTCTAAAGAGAATCTAAAGAGGTGTAATAGAGTATATAAAAGAAGCGGAGTGATACAAATGACAATAAATCATATATACAACATAGTAATAGACATAATGAATAAATTAGAAAATATAGACTTTATAAATTTAGACAAGAGAAAATATAATCAACAACAATTAAATGAAGCATACAGGATTTTAGACAACCTTAAAGATGAATTAATAAGAGAAAATATTAAAAATAAACAAGGAGGGCACAAAAGAAATGAATAGAGATAAACAAATACAAAAAGTAAATGATTTATATAATAGCATATGTTGTTTACTAGTATATGAAAATAGAGTAGTACTAAATGACACAATAGACAAAATGAAACAAGAAATTGAAAAATTAAAATTATAGGAGGTACACTAATGACACGAGAAGATTTAAAAAATTATAAATATAACCAAGAATGGATAAAAGGAAGATTAGAATATATAGAAGAGTATAAGACAAGTATAGTAAACATTACAGCAGTATTATCGGATATGCCAAAAGGAAGTAAAGAAGTCCAAGATAGTATGGCTGAGAAAGTAGCAATATTGCTAGACAATATAAATGAATTGTTAGAAAAAGTAGTAAAAGAGCAGGAAATACAAAAGCAAATATTGAAACAATTGGATTACATAGAACAACCATATAGAACTATACTAGAAAAACATTATATAAATGGTGATAAACTTGTACAAGTTGCTTGTGATTTAAAATATAATTATGAATATACAAAAAAAGCAAATAGTATAGGACTAAGAAAGTTTGATGAAATAAAAAATTTTCCCTAAAAGTTACTGAATGTCACCATAAAAATATGATATATATATAATCAGAGATAAAAGAAATGGTCTCACAAACAAATTAGTCTTTTTAAGAATAGATGTTTTAAATGTCTATTCTTTTTATTATGTTATTACCAGTATGCTAGGTAACTGATAATATATAGGCTGAAGTTTCAAGTTCGAGTCTTGAAGATGCATCCAAATATATGACACAGTGGCAGAGATGGCTTAATGCACTTGTCTACTAAACAAGAGTACTAAAGAGTACCGTAGGTTCGAATCCTACCTGTGTCGCCAAGAAAGCGGTGCAGATTTCTTCGGAACTGCAGGAGATGAAAACCCTCCAAATATAATATTTATTGATAGTACGAAGTATGTAAACATATATAGCAGAGCGGCAAATAATAGCCACTTGGTTCTAGAGTGCAATTATATATAATTTACATATTTCGTAGTGTTTATAAAATAAAAAGGAGATGTACATATGACTAATCAAGAAAGAATAGAAAAATATAAAAAAGAGCATTGTTCAAAATGTAAAAACAAAAACAAGTTTGATTGTGAAATAAGAATATTCAAAAACAATGATACGATATGTACAAAGTGTGTATATTATGAGAGACAAGATTAACTATGCAAATTGCATGCAAAGAAGATGTGAGCAATGCAGATATTATGATTATTGTTTTAGATATAGAGGTGATATAAGTGGAAAATACAATGACAGAAGAACAAATGGAAAACATAAAAAGTCAAATAATAGAAGCAGTTAAGCCAGTAATAAAAGTAATAATGCAAATATATGAAAAAATAAAAGAAATACTATTTAAAAGATGGTCAAAAATATATGAATATATAAAAATATATAGAAGAACTAAAAATAAAAGAATAAAGAAAAAACAAATTACTAAAATAGAAAAAATATTATAAAAATATTAAAGATAAAATTACATTCGACAAAAAACGACAAAATAATAAATAAAATATGTTATAATTATATTATCGAGAGGAGATGATATAATGAATTGTCCAAAATGTGGAAGTGAAAATGTAAATGTTCAAGTTGTAAATGAACAAAAGTTAGTTACCAAACATCATGGAATAATATGGTGGATTTGTGTAGGATGGTGGTGGATACTAGTAAAATGGTTGTTTTTGACTGTGCCAGCACTATTTGCAGCAATATTCATTGGGAAAAGGAAGAAAATAAAGAACACAACAAAGACAATGAAAGTTTGTCAAAACTGTGGATATCATTGGAAGAATTAAAGCACTTAGGTGCTTTTTTCTTTTGCTCAAAAAGGAGGGAATAGCAATGTTAGAAATTATCTTATCAATTATACTAAGTCCACTAGCTATATTTTGCGGAGCATTAAGTGTAGCAATTATATATGCAATACTAAATAAAATTATAGAAATGATAATGGATTATATAAAAGCAATAAACAATAGAGATGATAATCAATGCTAAAGAGTTGTCAATATTGTGGCAAGATACATGATAGTAAATATATATGCAAAGAAAAGCCAAACAGAAAGAAAGAAGTAACAGAAGCGGATAGGTTCAGATGGACAAGCTTATGGCATAGAAAGAGAGAAGAGATAAAGAGGCGAGACTTATATCTATGTCAGATATGCATTAGAGAATTATACAATACAGTAACAAAGTATAACATGAATGACTTAAGCGTACACCACAATATGCCAATAAACGAAGCCTACAACAGAAGACTAGACAATGACAATCTAATAACAGTATGTAGTTATCATCATGAGATGTGTGAGAGTGGAGAGATACCACGAGAAGCGGTACAAAGAATAATAGATGAGCAAGAAGGAAAAAAATATGAATAGAATTATTGGAATATATAAAGCAAAAATATATGAATATGAAAATGGAGATATAAGAATAGCTTATGAATGTAATAAAGACAACAATATCGAATGCTATAAAAGAAACTGTAAGCAAGGATATTGTACACATACATTAAACAAGAGCTTTGCTAAAAACGAAATACAAAATACTTGTCCACCAATTGAACTAGGATTACATCCAAGCGGATAAGTCCCCCCTACCAGCAAAGAATAAAAACAAAAATAAATTTTTACACCGACTGCATACCTTCGCTTAAAAAAAATTCCCACATCAACATAAAACAATAATACAAGAAAGGAGATGAACAATATGCCAACGCCAACAAAACCATTTAAGGTATTAACATCTGAAAAAAAATCACATAGAACAAAAGCTGAACTTAAGATGAGAGAAGAAGGAGAGAAATCATTAAGTACAGATATAGAACTTAAAGAAAGAAAAGAAGTGAGACAAAATAAAGTCGCTCATAAAGAATTTAAAAGAGTACAAAAAATATTAAAAAATATAGATAAAAATGACGCAATTTATGAAGCAGTTATAAATAGATATTGTTTACTCCAAGCAGAGTGTTTTGATTTAGAAGAAAGAAGAGAAGAATGCTATAATTTGATATCTAAATTAAGAGAAGAAGAAAAAGAATTAATTGCAGAACTAAAAGATAGAGAAAATATAGATGAATTAATAGATTATAAATTGGAATACGCTAAATCACTAGCCAAAATGATGAGTTCAATGTCAACTATAGATAAACAAATTCAAGCAAAAAGAAAAATGCTATTAGATATTGAAAAAGAAAATGTTATGACAATAGCATCTGCATTAAGATGCGTACCGAAAAAGGAAGACAAAGAGGCAGATAATCCACTTTTGAAAGTATTAAGAGGTGAAGCGTAATGTTATTAGAAAAAGCAAAAGAATATGCTCAAGACTGCATAAGTGGAAAAGAAATAACAACATTTGAAGTTAAAACACAGTGCAAATGGTTTTTAGAAGATTTAGAAAAACAAAATAATGACTATTATTTTGATACAAAACAAATTGAGATAATTGAAGGCATTTTAAAATTATTAAATTTTGCAACAGGATTAAATATTGTTGGCAAAAGCATATACGAAGGTTTGGAAAATTTCCAGGCTTTTTTTATTGCTAATATTTTTGGTTGGAGATATAAATCGGATTCAAGAAAATTTAGATATAGAGAAGTGGATTTATTTATTCCGAGAAAAAATTCAAAAACATTTTTAGCAGCATTAATAATTATAATTTTAATGCTTACAGAAGATGAATATTCAGAATTTTATTCTATATGTCTTGATAGGGATTTAGCCGGAGAAGTAAAAAAAGCAATATCACAGATATTAAATGCAAGTCCGTTAGTATCAGAGTATTTTAATATACCAAAAACACTAAGCGGGAGAATGGAATGTACTTTAACGCATTCATTCTATCAGCCAAGAACGGCAGAGGCTAATCGTAATAACTCAATTAGACCAAGTGCATTTATAGCTGATGAATATGGTGCAATGAAAGATAATGCTAATGTGGAAGCAATGCGTTCAGGGCAATTAAGTGTTAGAAATCCGTTAATGTTCAAATTGACAACTGCTTATGCAGAAGATAAATCAATAATGCTTGATGAATTGGAATATTTAAAAAAGATTTATAAAGGATTAGAGAGTGATGATAGATTATTTGCACTTGTATATTATGCAACAGAAGAACATTTATGGGACGATATTGGATTACAAATGGCAAATCCACTAAGAATTGAGGAAAATTATGAAGAAATAAGAAGAGCTAGAAAAAATGCATTGGCAAAACCATGTGAAAGAACAGAATTTTTAACCAAAAATATGAATTATTTTATGCCTTCAAATTCTGGCGAAGAATTTATTACAATTGATAAATTAAGACTATGCAAAAATACAAGAGGGATATTTGACTGGAGAGGAAAAGATGTTTATGTTGGACTAGATTTAGCAATGACAAATGATAATACAGCAGTTTCGATGGTAACAATAGAAGATGATATGATATATGCAAAATCGTGGGCATTTATACCTGCTGATAGAATAGAAGAAAAAAACAGAAGAGAAAGAACAGATTATAGAAGATTTATAGAAGATGGTAGTTGTTTTGCTTGTGGAGATGAAATAATTTCTTATGAGTTTGTTGAAAACTTTATAATGAATATAGAAAATAAATATGGTGTACATATAGTTCAAATAGCTTATGATAGATTTAATTGTATATCAACTGTAAATAAATTAGAAAGTAAAGGATATGAAACCGTAGAAGTAAAACAGCATTCAACAATATTACATATGCCAACAAAATGGTTACAAGAACACATCTTACAAAGAAAATTTAGTTATGATGGTGATAGATTATATGAAATAAATTTTCAAAATGCAAGATGTGTTGAAGATACAAATCTAAATAAGTATATAAACAAAAAGAAATCAAATGGAAAAGTAGATATGGTAATGAGTACAATAGATGCGTTGTATTTATTACAGCAAGAAATATTAAATGAAGATAATTTTGTATGTCAAAGTTTTTAGGAGGTGAGAAAAGTGAAAATAAGAAATATTTTTAAAAGAAATATAAAAAATGAAGCAAATAAAGAAACAATTATTGATGAAAATTCGGTAAACGATGTAATACTAAAAGCTTTGATATCTGGAGAAGAAATTGACAGAGAAAAAGTATTAATGATACCTGCAGTTTCAAGTGCAGTGGGGCTAATTTGTGATTCATTTGCAATGATACCATTTAAGTTATACAAAAAAACAACAAAAGATGGAAAAAAACAGACATCAGAATTAGAAGATGACAGAGTAAATATTATAAATTTAGACACAAAAGATACCTTGGATGGGTTTCAATTCAAAAAAGCAATTGCAGAAGATTACCTTTTAGGAAAAGGCGGATATGCATATATCAACAAAAAAGGTAATAATTTTGTTGGACTAAATTATGTAGAAGAAAAGAAGGTCTTATTTGAAAGAAATACCGATGCAATATATAAAAATTATTACATATTAATTGATGGAAAAAGCTATAGACCGTATGATTTTATAAAATTGTTAAGAAATACAAAAAATGGAGCATACGGAACAGGATACACAAAAGAAATAAGCAAAAGCTTGGAAACAGCATATAAAAGAATAATATACGATTTAGAACTAATGAGAACAGGTGGAAATAAAAAAGGCTTTTTGAGAGCACAAAAACATTTAGATGAAAAAGGAATGGAAATATTAAAAAAACAATGGAATGATTACTTTACTGGAAATTCTAGTTGTGTAATTTTAAATGATGGAATGGAATTTCAAGAAGCATCAAATACATCTGTTGAAAATCAGTTAAATGAAAAAAATAAAACTTTTAGTGAAGAGGTAAAAGAAATATTCCACATAGGAAAAACAAATGAGGATTTCTTAAAAAATGCAATTATGCCAATCGCAACAGCATTTTGTACTGCCTTAAATCGAGACTTCTTACTTGAAAAAGAAAAGAAGTCTTATTATTTTGCACCAGACTATACAGAATTAATCAGATGTACTATAAAAGAAAGATATGAGGCATATAAAACTGCAATAGAATCTGGATTTAAAACAATAAATGAAGTTCGATATTTAGAAGGCGATGACGCACTTGAAGGTTTAGATTTAGTAAATTTAAGCTTAGGGAGTGTATTATTTGACCCAAAAACAAAACAAATTTATACACCAAACACTAACAAAACAGTTAAAATGGGTGAAGAAAACAAGGACGACAAACAGATAGATGAAAACAACAAGGAAAATAAACAACAAAATGGTGAAGAAGCGGAGGGAGGTGAGCAAATTGAAGAATAAGTTTTATGAAATTAAAAACATAATACCAAATACAAGTGCTGACCTCTACTTGTATGGTGAAATAGTTACAGATGATACTGACTGGTGGACTGGCGAGAAAGATAGTAATTTAATTGGATTACAAAGTTTCAAAGAAGAACTTGATAATTTAGGAAATATATCAGACTTAAATATATTTATGAATACACCAGGCGGAGAAGTATTTGTAGCAACTACAATATGCAGTATGTTACAAAGATTAAAAGATGCTGGAACTAAAATTCATACATATGTAGATGGATTGTGTGCGAGTGCAGGTACATTTATTTTGATGATGGGTGACGATGTAAATATTTATGAAAATTCAGTTGTAATGATACATAAACCAATAAATATCTGCTATGGTAATGCATTAGATTTTCAAAAATGCATAGATGTTTTAAATACTATTGAAAATAGTACTATGATACCACTTTATATGAAAAAAGCAAAAGTCGACGAAGAAAAAATAAAAGAGCTTATAAATGCTGAAAGTTGGCTAGGAGCAAAAGAAGTGGATGATACATTTGATGTCAATTTAATAAAAGAGCAAAAACAAGTTGCAGCATGTGCATCTAATTTATTTAAAAATTACAAGAATGTACCAAAGTCATTAAAAAATATGCTTAAAAAAGCAGAAGAACCAAAGTTAGATTATTCTGATTTTGAAAAAAGATTATTTAATATAAAAAAATAATGAAAACAGCTATTAATTTAGTTGTTTTTTTATTTTATAAAAATTTTAAAGAAGGAAGGTAAAAAACATGAATGAAAAAGAATTAATGGAAAAAAGAAACGAATTACAATCAAAAATGGAGGAAATATTAAACAAGGCAAAAGTTGAAAACAGAGCTATGAATGATGAAGAAATCAAAGATTTTGACAATGTAGAAAAAGAAATAAAAAATATTGATGCTACATTAGAAAGAATTAAAAAAATTAATGAAATGGAATGTAAAAAGCCAGAAGGAGAAAAAGAATTAACACAAGAAGAAAAAGATGTTAAAGCATTTGCTACATTTATAAGAAACTATGTAAATGGTGTACCACAAAATGCTGAAACAAAACTTACAAAAGGAGATAATGGTTCAATTATACCAAAAACAATAGCACAAAAAGTTATTGATAAAGTAATTGAAATATCACCACTATATGCAAGTGCTACAAGATATAACACAAAAGGAACTTTAGCTATTCCAAAATACGACAACTCAACAGATGATGTATCAGTTGGATATGCAACAGAATTTGATGAACTAGTTTCACACTCTGGAAAATTTGCTACAGTAGAATTAACTGGATTTCTAATTGGAGCATTAACAAAGATATCTAAATCTATGATTAATAATACAGATATAAACTTAACAGATTATGTTGTAAACAAAATGGCTGAGAAATTTAAATTATTCTATGAAAATGAAATGTTAAATGGAACATCTGACAAAATTTTAGGAATTGTAGGCTCATATGATTCAGAAAATATGAAAGTAACATTAGCAGCAAAATCATCTTTAACTGCAGATGAATTAATAGATATTCAAGAAACTGTTCCAGACGCATATCAAGCAAACGCTTATTGGATCATGAATAGAGACACAAGAAAGAAAATAAGAAAATTAAAAGATAGCGATGGAAACTATATTTTAAATAGAGCGTTTAATGAAAAATGGGATTACGAATTATTAGGTAAACCTGTTTATTGTTCTGAGAAAGTAGAAAAATTAGGAACTGCATCAAAAGCCGTTGTATTCTATGGAGATTTTTCTGGACTTGCTATAAAAGAAACAGAAGAAATGGAAATTCAAATTTTATTAGAAAAATTTGCTACACAACACGCAATAGGTGTTGTTGGATACTCTGAATTAGATGCTAAAGTAGAAAATACACAAAAAATAGCCGTTGCAGTATCTGGAACAACAGACCCAACAGCTAGTAAATAGACTTCCTAAAAGGAGGACAAACAATGAAAGTAAGTGAAATCACTGCAAAAGATATAACTAATTATTTAAGATTATCAGAAGTTAGTGAAGAAGAAAATAAAAATATTGAACTATTTTTAGATATTGCTAAAAATTATATTGAAAATTATACAGGAATACCACAAATGTCCGAAGATAAAGAAACAGAGACACTTGATACATATTCGGACTTTATCATTGTTGTTTATATTCTATGTCAAGACATGTATGACAATAGAGTCATGTATGTAGATGGCAAAAACATAAATAATACTGTAAAAACTATTCTTGATATGCACACGAGGAATAATTTATGATAAATGCGGGTGATTATAACAAAAAAATATCTATATATCAAATTGAAGAAATAGAGGATAATGATGGATTTGTTACAAAAAATGAAGTTATTATCCTTGAACCTTTTTCTAAAGTAAAAACAACAAAAGGCTATACTTTAATTGCAAGTGGCTCTGACTTTGAAAATGCTTATACTAATTTTACTATTAGATATTCAAAAAAAGTAGAAGATGCATATTACAATTCAAATAGAGATGTATATGTAAAATATAAAGATAAAATTTATACTGTTGAATATTTAAATAATGTAGATGAGGCAAATATTGAACTTGAAATACAATGTAAAAGAGTGACGAAATAATGGCAAGATTTAAAGAAGAACTACCAAATGATTTAATAAAGATGTTTCAAGAATTAGACCAAGATAGTGAAAAAATGATAGGAGAAATGACAAAGGCAGGAGCAGAAAAGGTATATAAAAATGTACTTAAAAATGTTCCTGCTTCTTTTAAAAATTCTAATATAATGAAGTGCTTAAAAATAACAAAAGTATATAAAACACCAAGCGATGGAGGAATAAATACTAAAGTTGGCTTATATGGATATTTCAAGAACAAAAGAGGAGTAACAACACCAGCACCACTTGTTGGAAATATTTTTGAACATGGAACATCAACAGTAAAGAAACATCCATTTATGCGTAAATCATTTAGAAAAGCAGAAATAGAGTCAGAAATGAAAAAGATTCAAGAAAAATATTTACCAAAGGAGTAATTATGGAAAGTGAAATAAAGAAGATTTTAAAATTAGATGTTCCGGTTGCACATTTAAAATATAAAGGAAACAAAAAGACTTATATTGTATGGACAATAATAGATGAAGAACCGATTTCTTCAAGTGATGATGAAATAACAGATAGTGAAGTAACTGTTGATATAGATATTTATAGTGATAGCAATTATTTAAAAACAATGAGTTCAATAAAAAATAAAATGAAAGAAAATGATTGGACATGGGATGGAGATAGTCAAGAGTTTTTTGAAGAAGAAACAGGCTTATATCATAGAACATGTTCTTTTAAGAAAGGTAGGTATATAAATGGCTAGTATAGGATTAAGAACAGCAAAATATAATAAAATAGATTATGCTACAAAGAAATATGCAGCGTTAGCAAAAGAATCAATAGTACCAGTTTTAGGAAGACTAATTGATGCAAAACCAAATCCAGAAAAAAATAGTACAAAACTTTATGCAGATGATATAGAAGCAGAAAGCGATACATCATTTAAAGGTGGAACTGTAAATATAACAGTTGATGATGTTACTGATGAAGTATATGCAGATATAAAAGGATGTACAATTACTGAAAAAGAAGTTATAGACAATTCAGAAGATATAGCACCAGAAATTGGTTATGGTCATATTGTTACTAAAGTATACAAAGGGGTAAAAAGTTTTAAAGTGGAATTTTTACCACGTATTCAAATAACAAAAGTAACTGCGGATAGAAAAACAAAAGGAGAATCAATTGAATATAATACAGTATCAATTGAAGCAGATTTAAAAAAATTAGAAGAAGAAATTAATGGTATGGAAGTTGGAACTTGGAGAAAAATGAAAACATTTGCAACATTACAAGAAGCTCAAACATATTTAGACGGACTTTTAACACCATCAAAATAATTTCAAATAAAAGTAGTAAAAGTAGGCTAATTTTTAGTCTACTTTTAATTTTTTAGGAGGTAAAAAATGACAAATACTATAAAACATTTTAAATGTGGAGATACAGAGTATCCATTGGCATTTACAATGAATGTAATTGAAAAAATACAAGATAAATATGGTTCATATGAAAAATGGGGAGATATGACAGACAGTAAAAAACAAGAACCAAACATTGGAGCATTAAAATTTGGAATAACTGAAATGATTAACGAAGGAATAGACATTGAAAATGAAAATTTAGAAACTAAAAGAGAATTTTTAACAGCAAAACAAGTTGGAAGACTTATAACAGAATTAGGAATGAAGAGATTAACAGACAAAGTTCAAGAAACAGTAATTGAATCAACAAAGACTAACGAAGAAGAAAAAAACGTGTAATCCACGAGGATGAAGAATTTATTATTGATTTCTCGTGGATATTATTTATTGGACATTGCTTATTAGGTTTTAGTGAAAAAGAAGTGGGGAGAATGACTTTATCAAAATTTCTGAAATTATATAAGCATTATAAAAACGATTATGATTTTAAATTGAAACATATAACATATGAAGAAATAGAAGAAAGAATAAATCATCAAGGAGAAATGTTTAGTGATGAATAAGATGGAAAAAATTAAATGCCCTCAATGTGGACAAACTCTGCTTTTTATAAGTCACATTGAAGGAGAAATAAAATGCACAAGATGCAAAAATAAAATACGAATACAAAAAGAAAAGAGTGAGGAACACGCACATACAGAGTTAGTGAAGTAGTTACCCAATACCTTTCTTTATTATATAGATTTTTATAAATAAAGAAGGTGAAAAAATGGCATCAAGTTTTGGAGGAACAGTCAAATTAACTGGAGAGAGTGAATACAGAAAAGCGTTAAGAGATATAACAACTAATTTAAAAGAAGTTTCAAGTGAACTAAAATTAACAAATACACAGTTTTCATCTGGAGATAAAACAGTAAAAGAAACAAAAAATGCTTACACAAATATGAATACAACTATACAAGAACAGAAAGAAAAAATCAGCAGTTTAAGAAGTGCACTATCAGAAGCGGAAAAAGAATATGGCTCAAATAACGAAAAAGTAAAAACATTTAAAACACAACTTAATAATGCAGAAACACAATTAATTCAAATGGAAAATGCAACGGATAAAAGCAATAAAGGACTAGATGAATTAAAAGATGGTTTTGATGATGCAGGACAAGGAGCAATAAAATTTGGAGATTTGCTAAAAGCAAATGTTTTAGGAGATTTTATTACGAGTGGCTTGAAATCAGTAGCAGGTGCCGTTAAACAAGTTGGTTCTACATTATTAAGTGTTGGAAAAGATGCACTAGATAGTTATGCTAATTATGAGCAACTTGTAGGTGGTGTAGAAACATTATTCAAAGACAATGCTGGTGTTGTTGAAGAGTATGCAAGTAATGCATATAAGACAGCGGGATTATCAGCAAATGATTATATGGAAACAGTAACATCATTTTCAGCAAGTTTGTTACAAAGTTTAAATGGAGATACTAAAAAGGCAGCAGAAGTATCTAATAGAGCAGTAGTTGATATGGCAGATAATGCTAACAAAATGGGAACTGATATGACAAGTATTCAAAATGCTTATCAAGGTTTTGCAAAACAAAATTACACAATGCTAGATAACTTAAAGTTGGGATATGGCGGAACTAAGGAAGAAATGCAAAGATTAATAAAAGATGCTGCAAACATGAAAGATGTACAAAAAGAATTAGGAGTAACAGTTGATGCAAACAGTATGTCATTTGGAAATATAGTAAATGCAATAAGTGTAATGCAGAAGAAAATGGATATAGCAGGAACAACATCAAAAGAAGCAAGTACAACTATTCAAGGTTCAATTGCATCTTTAAAATCTGCTTGGGACAACTTATTAACAGGTGTTGCAGATGATGATGCAGATTGGGATAATTTAGTATCTAATTTTTTTGATAGTATTTTTACAGCAGCAGACAATGTCTTGCCAAGAATAGGTACAATAGCATTTGGAGTAATGTCATTAATAAGAGATACTGTTACAGAATTATTACCAGAAGTTATAAGTATGTTAATAGATTTTGCAACTACTCTAGTAGATGATATTTCAGGGTATTTGCCAAATGTAATGGAAAGTATTGGACAAGTAGGAAAAACTATTTTAGATACTTTTATTTCATTATTACCAGATATTCTACAAATAGGAATAAATGTATTAACATATTTAATACAGGGAATTGCAGAAAGTCTGCCAAATTTAATTCCAGCTATTGTTGATGCTGTATTATTAATGACAACAACATTACTGGATAATATAGATATGATAATCGATGCAGGAATACAATTACTAATTGGTTTAGCAGAAGGACTGGTAAATGCTTTACCACAATTAATTGATAAAATACCTGTTATTATAGATAAATTATATATTGCTATATCAAATAATGTACCCAAATTGGTACAAGCTGGTATTAAACTTACAATAAAACTTGCAGAAGGATTAATAAAAGCAATTCCACAACTTATTAGTAAAATCCCTCAAATTATCGGTTCATTAGTTAGAGGTTTTGCAAATTATTTCTCTAATATGCATGAAGTTGGGAAAAATCTTGTATCAGGTATTTGGGAAGGAATAAAAAATGCAAAAGATTGGTTGCTTGGAAAAGTTAAAGAATGGTGTGGAAATATTTTAAATGGTATTAAGGCTTTTTTTGGAATACATTCACCTTCAAAAGTATTTAAAGATGAAATAGGAACAAACCTTGCCTTAGGTGTAGGAGAGGGATTTTCTGATACAATGAAAACAGTATCGAATGATATGTCTGCATCAATACCAACGGAATTTGATATTAATTCAACAGTAACAAAAGCAGATACATCAAATCAATTGACATTAGAAAATATAACGAAATCTTTTGTAACTGCTGTAAAAAATTTGGATGCACAAATAATAATTGATAAAGATGTGGCAGGAAGATTTGTTATTACATCTGTCAATAATAAGTTTGGAGAAGTAATGTAGAAGGAGATGAAAATGATGAAAGTAAGAAGATTTATACTTGAAAATGAAAAAGGGCAACAATTTAGATTAGATAGTTTAGATGAAGGATGTTTTCTTACATCTCCTTCTGAGTTAGGATATGCTTATAATATTAATTTCGTACAATCGGAAAATGAATTTATTGAAAACAATAGAAAAATTGAACAAAAAAAACCAAAAGGAACACTATATTTTAAATCATATGATAAAATAAAAGAATTTGGTGATTTTGTAGAAAGCTCTAAAAAGTTAAAATGGTTATATATAATTCCGTTTGAAAAGGAAGAAAAAACATATTATAGAGATGTTACTATAATAAAATTAGATAAAACGGAAAAAACTGGAAAATGGCTTGCGTGTCCTGTAGAATTTGCCGGACTTTCTTTGTGGTATGAACAAAATGAAACAATATTCAAAATAGAAGCATACGAAGATGAAATGAGATACAATTATAGGTGGAATAGTAGATATATAGATTATAATACAAGAGCAATACAATTTGACAATAAAGGGCATGTAGAAGCACCAATACAAGTTGAAATTGATGGATTTGTACAAAATCCAACCATCACAGTTTTAGTTGACGATGAAGAATATGCAAGTATCAAAATTCCAGTTACGATTAATGAATTTGAAAAACTTTTATATTCAAGCAAAATAGGAGAGATATACATACAAAAACAAAATACAGATGGAACAAAAGAAAATCTGTGGAGAAAAGAATATATTGATATTACAAAACAAAATATTTTCAAATTGCCAATACGGAGTATCAGAAATAAGACTAACAGCAGACGATGATGTTCTAAATGCAAAATTAACTATATTTCCGCAATACAAGGTGGTGTAAACTATGAGTATAAAAGCAACTTTTAATAACGAAGAATATGAATTAATTTACAATGAGCAAAGTGGATTCTATGAAATTGAAATAGAAGCACCAAAGCAGGGTGGAGTATATAATGCAGAAATAACATTTAAAGACTTAATTGAGAATACTGAAACATCAACAAAGAAAATTCAAATATGGGCAAAAGAAAAAAGCATTAATGTATCAAAAGAAACATTAGTGTATTTTTTGAGTAAAACAGATTTGGAAATAAAAGATGTAATTGAATTTGAAAATTATGAGTATATCATAGATGAAGAAACAAATAAAAACACAATATTCAATATAATGAAGAAAATAAACGCTGAAAATGGCGATATAGTCGTTTTACAACGAAATGGTAACATAGATTATGCTGGAATAATAAAAGATATAGAGAACGAAGATGGAGAGTTAAAAAGGAAAGTTACATTAAAGTATATATCTAATATATTTGATAGAAAAATTATACTTGAAAATGAAAATTTGATTAGTGAAGTTGGAATAGAAGATTTTATTGCTAAAGAAATTTATAGCAATTTTACTAATTCAGATGATACATTATTAAATATTGACTGGTTAGATGTTGAAGTTAAAACGCATACAAAAATAACAAAATCAGTTGATAATGAAAATGGTATTTATAACTTTCATACTTTTGTAACAAATTGCAGTCAAAATTATAACATTGTATTAGAGTTTTCATATATAAATAAAAGAATAAAATTAACAATATATAAGCAAGAAAATGAAGTACAACTGATAGATACAACAATTCAAGATATCAGTAATTATGCAGAAAAGTTTGAAACAAGTGTTATTTCAAAAGTAATTGTAAAAACTAACACAGACATACAAACATGGTATTTGTTAAGTGACAGAACAACAACTCAAAATAAAGATGATGTTAATAGAGCAATTGGAGATATTGAAACTGTATATACAGCGAAATCAGAAGATGCAATGCAAACAGCATTAGATAAATTTAAATCAAATACTTATAATCACTATATATCATTTAAGATAAATAGAAATAGTAAACTATTTGATGTAGACAAAATGAAAGTGGGAACGCCGCTTAGTGTAAGAACTAATAATAATATAATATTAGATACTTATATTTCAGCAATAAAAGACGACGGAAGCAATTTTATTGAAATAACATGCGGAAATATGAGAGTTAACTTCATAGATAAATTATTGAAAGAGAGGAATAAAGAATGATAAAAGGTTTTAGATTTACAAATCAATTAGCAAATGCAGAAGTAGATGCAAGAATACATCAAGAATTTTTAAATAAAAATGATGGTATTTTCTACGGAATGGATTTAAGCAAAACTAACAATTCAATAACAATTTCGGAAGGCTTGTGTGAGATAGCGGGAAGACCTGTTGCAGTAATAAATAATGAAACTGTAGCAGTGAGCACAGAAAGTTTATACTGTTTACTAATATTAGAAATTGATTTATCAAAAGAATCAACGAAAGATAGTTTTAGTCAAGTATCTTTTAAATTATTAACATCAAGTTCTAGTTATCCGTCTGTCACACAACAAGATATCAACAAATACAACGGAAAAAATAGTTTATATCAATTAGAATTTGCTAGATTTAAAAGTGGAACAAGCGGAATAACAGAATTTAAAGATACTAGACAATTCTTGAGTTTTGATGGAATCTATTCTCAAATAAAGAGCGATTGTAGAAATGTACTAGCAGAAATGACAAGAGAATTAGCTGCAGTCGAAAATGGGAGTGCATACATATTAGGAGGAAAATTCAAAATACGGCAGTTGCTTATCTAGAAGAAATGTAGAAGACAAATTTGTAGCAACAGTATCTTTTGAGGCAAATAGAAACTATATAGTTCTTGCAGCAGAAATAGAAACAGAGTACGGCTGGCAACCAACAAGCAATTTCTATTATGGTGCAGACGAGATGGATAAGTTTGGAACACAGATGAGGTATCATAATTTGGTTGGGTATATATCTAATGAACAGTTTACAACATTTAGAGTGTATGTTGCAGATATCACACCGGAGGGATAGTATGAAAATACAGGAAATTATAGTAGAGCCGACTAAGGTTAAAGTTGGTTCTACTTTTAGATTAAAAGTAAAAGCAATAAATTATTTAACTTATAAAGAAATGAAAACAAAAAAATATAAATATTATAAGAGTTATAAATATAAAAACTTGAAAGGAGCATAAAATGGCTGAAACAAGTAAAAATAAAATATATTACAATGATAACGAGAATAGTGTAGCAGATGTACTTGCTGATATGAAGAAAATGGCAGAAAGTACAGATAAGGCAATAGAAAATTCGAAATATAATGATGCTCAAATAAAAAAAGATATTTCAGATGCAAAAAAAGAACAAGCATTAAAAGATGCAGAACAAGATAATAAAATAATAGAATTACAAAATGAAAAAGCAAAGCTAGAAAAAGAGTTAAAAGAAGCACAAGAAGACTTTTATCAAGCAAGCATACGAGGACAAGCCAGCGGAGAATACATACACGTAGAAGACAGTAGCAACTGCAGAGCAAAAATTGGCATTGGTGGAAACAGTGAGCAAGAGACGAGAAGTGGAAAGAATAAAATTGAGATTACAAAGACAACAACTACAGTAAATGGATGCACTCATACTATTAAGGATGGTACAGATACATTAAGTGGTACATCAACAGGGTGGGCAAACCTTATAATTTATTCTTTTACTGGTAACGGTAAAACATATACATTAAGTGGTTCACCACAAAGCAGCAAAAATATATTTATTTCTGCACATGATAATACACAAAACAAGGATTTAGCAACAAGTAAAAATGGTAGTACTGGAACTTTTGTTGCAACAAATGGAAATTCTATAGATATAATTATTTGCGTTGCTCCAAATCTAACATTAGCAAATGAACTATTTAAACCACAATTGGAAGAAGGTTTAAAGGCTACTGTATGGGAACAAGGCGGAGCAAGTCCATCCACAGACCACCAAAGTGAGGTTGAGTCTGTTGGAAGTAATATCAATATATTTGACAAGGATAATCCAGATATGTTTTTGAATAGATTGACACCAGACAATGCAGGAAATATTGTTAGTACCTTAACAGATACTACGAAAACAAATTACATTATTACGATAATAGTTCCCTGCAAAGGGAATAAACAATATACAATTTCAAGATGGTTAAGTGGTAAGACATTTATAGTATATGAAAGTGAAAAAAATAAATTCAATATTAATGATAAAGTTACATTATTAAAAAGAAATGATAATAGTGGAATTATAAATGAAACAATAGCAACTAGTGCAAATGCAAAGTATATTTTAGTTAAAATATATTCTACATGGGGAAATGAAGAAAATACATATAATGATTTAATATCAAGCATTAAGATTGAAAAAGGTAAAGTAGCAACATCATATAGCAAATATGGACAAGGTTGTGTTAAAGTAACTAAATGCAATAAGAACTTGTTTGATAAAGATAAAGCACTTCAAAAATATGAACTCAACAGAACTACAGGACAAATAAAATCAAATGACTTATTTTTTACAAGCGATTATATAAGAGTAAGTCCGAATAAACAATATTTTTTAAGTGGTAAACTTGATGGGGAAAGTAACTGTTTTTATGATAAGAATAAAAAATATATAGACGCAGTTGTATTAAAAAATGGATTATTGACAGTTCCAGATAACTCAAATATATATTATTTAAGACTTAATAGTAGATTAACTGCAATAGACACAACAATGTTGGAAAAAAATACAAAAAAATCTGCATATGAAGAACATCAAGAACAGTCATACATAATGCCAATACAACAAGAAATGCTAGAAGGAGATTATTTTGACTTCGATAATGAAGATGAGGTACACACAAAGGCAAAGCTAGTTTTAACTGGAAATGAAAATTGGAAACTAGAAAGTACGGGAAGATTTGGTCTTACAAAAAGTGATTTGTCAGAAATTCCTGCAGCAACATCAAATGTTAATGATTATCTAGGAAATATGTGTAATTCTTATAAAGAAAGTACACCAGCATTGACGTGGAAAAAAGTACAAGGCTTTTGTGTTGATATGTCATCATGTTTGAGAATATATGATGATAAATATAGTACGAATAATGACTTAGAAGGATTTAAAACATATTTAAAATCTCAATATGACGCAGGAACACCAGTTATAATTTATTACAAATTACAAACACCAACAAGGCTTGCTTTTACAGACGAACAAAAAGCAGTAGCAAAAGAACTAAACAACGCAAGAACATATAAAAACGTAACAAACATAACAACAGATAGTAAAGCAATATTGAGTTTAGACTATGCAAAAGACTTAGAAACATTATTAACCTCAAAAGAAAGTGAGGTGTAGATAATGCAAGAAATGTTAGAAATGATAAGTAAATTCGGTGTGTCACTTGTAATAGTTGCATTGTTCTTATATGACTGGTTTACAACAAGAAAAGATATGCAAAAAACATTAGAGCAAAACGGTAAGTGTTTAGCTGAAATACAAAATACAAATAGAAATACGGCTAAGTCACTTGAACTTTTGCAAAAAAGCATGGACAACCAGTCAGAGTTTTTGCAAGTGCATGATAAAAGATGTGAAGCGATAGAGAAAGACATCGAAAAAATAGAAATTAGAATGGAGGAAAAATAGTTATGAAAGATAAACAATACAGAAATGTAACTTTAATAATTGTTTCAATTTTGGTAGGATTATTAGGCGGATTTGGATTTTACAATGCAAATAAAGATAAGTCAAATGATGAAATAATTAATAGTGCTGTAAATGAAGTGTTAGATTATATTGATAATAAATCTAGTACAGAAATACCAATTCTAACAGAAACAGACGAACAATCATTAGAAGTTCAAGAAACAGAAGCAGAAGGATTTGAAGAACAAGGAATAGTAGCATATAATGGTTCAGAAAAAGCACCAAATGTGAATGTTGGAGAATATGCAGGTTTAACATACTATTCTCAATTAGATAGTAGATGGAAAAGTCAAATGTATTCAAGTATAGGAGACACATCACAAACAATAGGAACATCCGGATGTGGACCAACAAGTGCTGCAATGGTTGTTTCAAGTATAAAAGGAAATATAACACCAGATTCAATGGCAAATTTATATGTAAATTATGGATATCGTTCAGCAAACCAAGGAACATATTGGAGTGCTTTTAAATGGACTGCAGATGTATTTGATATTGGATATAGTGAATGTTATAAATTAGATGATGCAGTAGCAAAATTAAAAGATAATCATTATATAATAGCAAGTTGTAATCAAGGCTTATTTACATATGGAGGACATTTCATAGTTTTAACAGGAGTCGAAGGAGATTATATAAAAGTATATGACCCTTACTTGTATAATGGAAAATTTGATGTCGCAAGTAGAAGAGGAAAAGCAGCAGTTAGTGGTAATACAGTATATGTATCAATAGAAAACTTTAGAGCATATGCTAATTACCAAAAATTCTTCTGTTTTAAAAATGATAGAACAGACATAAAAGAAAATACAACAACAACAGTAGTAACAGATAACACAACATCAAATGTAAATACAGTAAATTATCAAGTTAGAATTACTGCAAATGGTGGTTTGAATATTAGAACAGGAGCAAGTACATTATATTCAAGAGTTGGTGGATATGCAAAAGGCTCAATAGTAACTATATTAGCAGAGTCAAACGGATTTGGAAAGACAGATAGAGGATGGATATCTTTAGCATACACAAGCAGAGATATAAGTACATTAAATACTGTTCAAACAGTCGGACAAACTAAGAAATTAACTAGAGATAGTATCTTATATAGTAATTCAAATTTAACAGGTTATAAGTACAATTACAAAGCAAATACAACTATAACAATACTACAAAACATATCAAGTAATGTAGATAAAGTTAGAGTAAATGTAACAGGTAGAATTGCATACATAAACAAAAGTAATTACACAAATGTATCAGCAACACAAAATACAACTAGAAAAACAAAAGCGTGTACATTATACTCAAAATCAAATTTGAGCGGTGTAAGATATCAATATAAAGCAAATACTACTGTAACAGTTTTACAACATGTTAATTCTTATGTTGATAAGGTAAGAGTTAGAATGACGGGTAGAATTGCCTATATAAATGTTAATAATTATAGATAAAAATAAGAGGTAAGTTGATTGATTTCAATTTACCTCTTTTTTGTTTTATAGTAAAAAATAGACTAGCCTTCCAAAACTAGTCTATTTATTCTCCTTTTTAAGGACAATAAATGCGATTTCTTTATATATATTATATGACATTTAAAAAAATTAGTCAATACCTAATTTTTCTTTTAATGCTTCTTGTAATACCTGAGAAAAGTTAATATTATTTTTTTCAGATAAATAATTTAACCATTCTGGTATAGTTAATGTTTTTTTGATAGACTTGTTATTAAATTTTTTTCGGTATTCATCCATATCAATGCTTATAAATGAAACAAATTGGTTATTCTCTAAAGAAATAGTTGAGATATCTAACGTTGGTTGCGGAAAATTAGTTAAATCATCTAAATATAACCCCATAGCATCTTGAGCCATTAAATAAGCATTTTGTATACTGTCTCCAAAAGTTGAACAACCTTCTAAGTCTATAAAATCAACATTATAATACTTACCATCAAAAGTAAATATTGCGGGAAAGACAGTTAATTGATTTTTCATTATTATACCTCCAATTTATAAAATCGAAAGGGAGAAAAAATGCATAGCAAATAAGCCTCTTGTATAAAATATAAAATTAAAGTTTCTTCCCAATATACCTTAATTTTAGTGTTAGGAGAGGGTTAACTATTTTAACCCTGTCCTTTTTAGAATGGCTTCAGCTGTACCGATTGGTATATCTTTGTTATGTATTGGAATTATCTCTATTTGGTTTCCGTTTTCTCATCTTTAAGTGAGAGCCTTTTTGAGATATTTCCTGCCAACCAGTTTGCTTTAGCAACTTGATTAGCTGTTTGCTTCGCATTTATTGTCCTCCTTTCTGTTAATTATTATACTACGTATTAATACGTGTGTCAATACTTTTTTTCAAAAAAGTTAAAAAATTTTTAAAATAGTTGAAAACATTGAAAAATAGAGATATATAATTACATTAATTAAAAAATAAAACGGCTTAAAATTGATTGTGAAGGTTTGATTTTTGGCTAAAAATAAGCATTTTTTAATTGAAATTACAGAAAATTTCTGTTATAATATTGACAGACAAGGAGGTCTTATATATGGATGAAATTCAAAACACAATATTAATGAATCAACTACGAATTATGACTGCATTACAAAGATTAAATTATTCTATGCATACAGAACAAATTATACAGGACTTGGGGCAAGGCATAAAAGATACACAAAAAATTTTAAACGAAGATATGAATAAAAAATAAATCTATAAAATTGACACCGTTCGACACATAAAAAATAAAACATATGTTATAATAATATTAAGAAATATCTCATAGATTAGTCCCAGCAGAAAGGGACTTTTCTTTTTTATATAGTTTCGTAAAAGAAAATGGCACTTTTCCACCATAGTGGATGAAATGTATGTTATAAACAATTTTGGATATATTAAATCTGAGGTGAATAACATGACAATAAAATTTAAAATAAAAGAGAAGAGAGAAGAAAAAGGAGTAAGTTTAAGGGAACTTGAAGAAGTGACAGGAATAGAAAGAGAGTATTTATCAGACTTAGAAAACAATAAAATTCCTGCAGACGAAGTTTTATTTGCAGAAATGGTAGTAATAGCAGATGCATTGGCTTTTAGAATTACCGACTTATATGAACTCGGAGACATTGAAATAAAAGGAATTGGAGAGTTTTAAAGGCAAAAATAAAAAAAGCCAATTTTGTCGAACAATGTCATTTTATAAAATAAAAAGGCATTTTCATAAAATATTTTAACATTTTGGTAAAATCTAATATACAATAATCACATCAAAAGAGCTCGGATGAAATAAAGTATATTGGAGAAAGAAAAATGGAAATTGTCGAAAAAAATGTAGTAGAAAATGAAGTAAAAATATTAACAAAAAACGATGAAGGATTTATAAATCTTTTAAGAAAAATATGTAATGATTTTAAAGTAGATAATTATAAAATAGAAATAGAACAATTCTTAAAAAAAATAGGTGAAAATAGCTAATATTTTTAGCCACTTTTTAGCCACTAAGTTTAGCATAATGTAGAAATGACTAGAAATGATTGAACCTGAAAATGGTTAAAAATCAAGGAAAAAATAAAAAATAGAAATGCAGAAAAATACTAAAATCATTTCCCACCTTCGCTACCAATAAATTAGCCCATTTGAGGGCTTTTTTTTATTGCGATTTTTTGAGAATGTATGCAAAATGTATGCAACGAGATTTTTTTAACTAGAAATAATGCTTGAAACTGGGGATTCTAATACATAATTTAAAAAGTATGGTTACAAGTAGAAAAATAATATTTAGCAACTATAATTTTAAACTTAATGAAGAAGTGGAAAATTGTTTAGATGATGTAATTGATATAGAATTAGGACAAGAAATTATATTACAAATGAACGGAAATTATAACATTTACATTAGTACATAAAAAGTAGGAGATGTTTCTTCCTACTTTTTGCTTTGCTCTTTTTCTATTGCAAGTAAGCAACCCTCTAGTTTTATTTTATTTTCATTAGTCAAATTATTATATCTAAAAATTAAATTTTCTACATTTTCGTTTTTTGTATTGTTGGAATCCTTATTTACATTAGGGTTATCTGTTCTTCCTAATAAATAATCAATACTACAATTTAAGTAGTCAGCTAATTTGATAAGAACGTCTTTCGATGGAAAAGCATTTCCATTTTCATATTTAGAAATAGATTCCTGAGTTATTCCAATATCCATAGCAATTTTTAGTTGATTTATATTTCTTTTTTCTCTTATTTTTCTAAGATTTTCCATTGAAGAATACCTCCTTATATAGTATATGAATAATAAGTATATTATATTAGGAAAATTAATTATTTTTAGTCGTCAAAGTTATTTATAAATATGAATAATAGTTATATAATTATATTGTCGAAAATTGTAGAGTTGTTATTAATATTCCAATATGTATTTTTTAAAGGGGGTGAACAATCAAAAGAATAAAATGGAATTATATGTAGAAAACCCTAGTACGTAAGAAGTTTAACCAGATTATTAGAATAAATAGGAAAGTTATTTTGGCATAAACTAGAAACAAGATAACTCAAAATCTACACTAAGCAAATTAAATATAAAATTTTGAAAGGAAAAATTAATATGGAAAAGAAAACTAAAAAAATTATATTGTCATTAATAGGGATATTGGCAATAATAGTAGTGTTATATTTTATATGTTTTTACAGGGAAACGACAGAAAATAATAAAAAATCCCTAACGATAGCAGAAGAAATAACATTGAATGATAATGAAAAGGAATTACTTGCAGAATTGATAAATGTAAATAACAAATTACAAAATCCAGAAACAAAAGAAAATGCAAATACAACAGATTATACAGAAATTGCAAAACCAGCAGAGCCAACATCATTAAAAGATTTTTGTAAAAAAATATATGAGGCTAGGAAAACAACAAACGAACATGGAGAAACAATATATTTATTCGATATGGAAACAATAGGGAAAAATCAAGAAACAATAAGAAGAATATTTGTAACTAAAAATGGAGAAATAGTTGGTTGCACATTTGTAGAAAGTGATTATGCAGATAGCTTAGAAGAAATGGAAAATACAACAGTAAATAATGGTGGTATAAATTTAGGCAAAGACTTTGTAAAAGTAATTTTTGATGGTTTGACAAATTCAATAAATGAAACTTGGGAAAAGGCAACTGTATATAATGACGTAAATTATAACAATATTATAAATAAAATTTAAAGGGGATGTAATATATGGAAGATAAAAAAATAAATATTAAAGACAATAAAAAAATTGTTCTAGGTATAGCTGGAATCATTATAATTGTTATTATAATAGCATTTTTAAAGTATTTGAATAATCCGGTTGTGAAATTTAAACAAAACCTTGATAATGTAGATGTTTCAAAATTACAAGAAATATATAGCACTACACAAAGTTATGATGAAAAAAAGAAAATCGAAAAAATTTTTCAAGACAAATTAAAGTATCTTGTAGAATCATTTGTAAATGGTTCAAAAGATTATGATAATACAATAGAAGAAATTAATAGATATTCTAATATAAAGGAATTTGAAAATAGTATAAAATCGGCTAAAGATGATATTGAAAATGTAAAATCTTCAAAAGATAGTTTTGTTGAGGGACAAAAATATGAAAAAGATGAAAATATATTAGAAGCTATAAAGAGTTATTCTAAAGTAATAGAGCTAGACAAAAATAATTACAAAGTTGCACAAGATTATATTAAGAACAACAAGGAAAATTTAAAGGACAAAACTTTAGCAGAAGTAGATTCTTTAATTTCAAACAATGACTATGTAACAGCTAATCAAAAGATTAAGGATTTACAAGATGTTATAAGCAATGATACCGAAATCACAGAAAAAAGCAATCAAATAAAAGATAAAGCTAAGGAACAAGAAATCGAAAAATATAAGAATGAACAAGAAGTAACTGTTGAAAGTGCAAAAATCCTAGTACAAGATGATAGATATAAATCATTGTATCCAGATATGATAGAAGTTGTAATAAAAAATAATTCTAATAAAACAATTAAAGATTACAATGTAGCAGTTTTAGCTTATGATAATAATAATTATCCACTAAAAATAAAGCCTCAATTTAACTACAATGGTGGAGGATTTGAATTTACAGGACAAGCAGATAATGTAAATGTAGTTGCAGGTGCAACTGGTGGCAAAAATTATGGTTGGAAGTTAGATTCAGCTCACGGAATATCAAAGGTAATTGCTATTGTGAAAGATGTAACATATTATGATGGAACAACTTGTGACAATCCATATTATACTTATTGGATAGAACAGTATAAGGAGAAACCTTTACAATAATTGAATATAAGGCTCGTACAGAATTAATATAAAAGTAAATTAGATTAGTTACTTAATGACTTAACTGAGGGATTTTTAGATGATGACAGTATAATTTATTATAGATAATATAAAAATTGAAAATATAACTATTTTTACTATAAATGAACTTACAAAAAACTATTTAATAAATATTACATTTCTATGACAATATGTATAAAACAAAATAATTGTAAAATTTTACTGTGTTCGCTTGTTTTTTAGTAAAAAATATTATATAGTGTTATACATAGAAAATGAGAATAAGCGGAGTGTGTTGCCACCTTTAACTCTTTGATGTTTACATACTACTTCCACGACTTCTGGTTGTGAGATTGATATATGGG